CAGAAGTCGGGGTCGGCGAATGCGTTGTTGCTTCTCGCAATCTCTGCGCTGATGCGGTTTCGCATCCGCTTCGCCTGTGCCGCTTCGCCAGCAGCAATAAACGGGTGTGCGCCAGCGCCGCCGAATCCGCCGTAGAACGCATCCGCAAATGCTTCCTTCGCGCCATCCCAGAATTCAGGGCGCTCCTGTCCCTGCCAGTTCTTGGTCAGCGAATAGGCAATAGAAGCGCCGCCTTCTTCAGCCGCTTCCGACGCATAGGCCAAACCAAGACCCGTGGCAAACTTCATCGCCGGGTTCATGTCCTTCATGGACTGCGTAGCCTGTTTGCCCCATCGAGTCTTGGCAATCTTCACAGCAGCCTTCGTGCCAAGCCATTCGGTAGCAGCCTCAATAGCGCCGCCCTTGAGCGCGGAGATGTACTTGTCACCCGGCTTGTACAGGCCATCCTTGCTGGTCAGCATCCCATCGATGTACGCCTGATCGTATTCGTTTGCAGCGCCGCCAGCACCCTGAAGAAAGAACAGCGCCGGAGCAGCCATCGGAGCAGCAACGCCAAGTGCGATGTTGGCAACGCCATTGGTGACAGCAGCGGTGACCTTGTCGGTAAACGTATCTGAAGTCACCGCAGCGGTATTCGCCATGCCGCGAGTGAATCCTTCGACCTTTGCCATCGGATCGACCGCATCCGGCACAACCGCTTCAATTGTTGTTGCTGCGCCACGAACGGTGGCGGCAGTCATTCCGGCCAGAGATCGGCCAACCGTATCTCGGATTCCGCCGCCAGCCTGCAAGGTCTTGTCATCAGCGCGATAGATCTGCTCGGCCAACTGACCAGTACCTTCGTCGCCGAACAACTTTGCCATGACAACCGACAGGGCTTCTGCACCACGCTGAAATCCAAATGGCGTAAGACCGGAAGACAACATCGCGCCAGCGGTCTCGCCAGCAGCCTGCGCTTCCATGCCACCGGGAGCGGTTTCCTGACGCTGCTCGCGCCCAACTTCGCGCACAAGGTCGAGATAGTTGGTCTCGACCGGAAGTTCGCGAGCCATATCGAGCAACGACTGCTGGGTGTTGTCGGGCATCTGATTCCCTATTACTTGTTCTGGTACTGACGAATGACCTGTGCTGCCTGCATGATCATTTGCTTCTGCTCATCGCTGTACTGGTTCGCAGCCTTGAGGCGAGCCGGATCATTTCCAAGGCTAACAATTCGCTGGAGTACTGCCTTCGGATCTTCCGTCGGATTGACCTTCAGCATTGCCACGGTTTCCGACAGGATCGCATTCGCATCCTGCTCTGAAACGCCGCCCTGCTGCTGGCCACCGCCCTGATCTTGCTGCGGCATCGCGCCGCCGTACTTCAGAGTCTCGCGCTGCGCGTACGCCTCATTCGCCATCTGCTGGCGCTGAATGGCGACAGGGACGGTTCTTGCCGGAGGAGCAGCAACATTTGAAATCGCTCGCTTGGCATTGTTGGCAACGTCAAGAGCGTCAACGAGCGCCGACAAACCAACCTCATCAGTCGCCAGAATCGGACTCCATCCAAGACGCTGGCTGACGGAATTGAAACTATTCAGCAGATTGGTCATTTCGACCATGTTGTACTGCCCGTCAGCGTCTCGATGCGGCAGCGTGATCGGCTCCGGAAGCGGAGTCATCATCGGCTTTGTCATGGCGTGCAAGAGCGATACCACCGGAAGCGGACCAGCATTCTGCTGATTGAGATTGTCAATCAGCGTCATGGTGCTTGGAAGCGAATACTGCTCCGGCTTACGCCGAAGCGCAACCATGTTTTCAATGAGCGGCGCTGCATACGGCTGATCCGCATATGCAGACATACTCTGCCGATACATTTCGTTGCCCTGCTTGTATTCCGCAGACTCCATGTTCAGCGCCTGCTGCGCGAATTCCTTGGTGACTGGCTTCCCGCGCCAAGTGATCATCTCCGCGTCCTGCTTCTGCTGCTGCCGCATGAACTCGCCGAGTTGCTTGACAGCCATCTCCGGATCGTTCTGATACATGGCGGCAAGGTAACCGCCGATATCCGGGTCATTGGCGGCAGAGACCTTCTTTGCCATGTTGTTGAAGTACGGCTGAAACTGGCGACGCTTGGCATCGAGAATGCGCTGCTGCTCCAGTTGCTGACGGCCCTGCGAACGATGTTCGATTGCAGCCATCCATTGCGGAACGGTCAACTTGATAACTTGGCGCTGGCCGTCTTCATCAACGAACGCAGCCGCCGGAGTGCCGTCGGCGAGCGCTCCAAAGTTCAGCATCTCCAGACCTTCAAAGTCACCGTTCTCAATGCCGCTTACGGCCTGCATGAACGTCGGATTCTTGACGTTGGTCGGATTGCCGATGTACGCAGTACGGTCCCGGTCCGCGTATTCGACAGCCTGATTGACAATCGGCGGGAGATCCTGTTCGGAAATTCGCGGAACATTGTTCTGCATCTCCTGTTGGCGGAACCCGTTCGCGTACATGGCGCGATTCTGGCGAGGATTGCTCATGGATCCATCAAGTCTATTGATGGCGGTATCAAGTGCTGGTTCCATTACGCCATCCCCCTCACGCCGGAATTCACTCCGGTCAGGTACTGGGCTGCACGGCTTGCGGCAAGACCCTGCTGGGCAAGAAAAACCTTTCCAGCCGGAGAAAGGTACGACGCACCGATGTTGAGTTCCCCGGTATCAAGCATCTCTTCTTCGGTCTTGCGACGAGACTCGGTCTTTGATGCTTTGAAAGTCCCAAGCATCGCCTTCTCGTTCTCAAGATCCTTCTGCAACTTTGCCTGATACTCATCCAGCCGAAGCGCTGCCGCCGCTTTGGCCTTCTCGACCGTAAACGGCATCTGCGCCTGCTCGGTGTCGTACTGAAACTGGGTCTGCTGCGCGGCATTTGCCATTCCAAGACCACCCTGAATAGCCATTCCCGCACCCCGCCACGGGTTGTTGAGATCCGTATTGGCAAGTCCAGCGCCAATTCCTTGGGCCATCCCGGTTCCCGCGTACATGAAGAACCGTCCAAGGTTTCCCATATAGGTGGCGTTCTGGGCGCTCTGCCGTTCCATGTCCTGCTGTGGTGTTCCTGCCGACATCGTGATTCTCCTTATGCTCGCAGGCCAGCCGAATAAGCGGCTCCGGCCATGTACGGCTGATACATACCCATGATTCCAGACGCGATACCGCTGGTTGCGCCGCCGACAATTGCCGCCGCCGCTTGATATCCAGATCCGGCGTACTGCGCCTGTGCCTGCTTTCCGCCCATCACCCGAGCGACTCGTTCGCGCTCAAGGTTGACTTGGGCGTTCAGGAAGTCAGCGCCAAGTGCAGTCTGCTGACGGGCAACATCCTCACGCTGCGCGAACTGCTGCTGCAAGAACTGCTGCTGGAGTGTCAGGCCACCGCCAGTACGGGCCTGCGCCATCTGCGTGAGATTTGCCAGCCGTTGCTGTTCAAGACTGGTAGTTCCTTGAACCATCGCCTGTTCGATTCCAGCCAACTGACTGGCGTACTGCTCCTCAACAACGCCCTTCTGAAGAGCGCCCTGTGACTGCTGGGCAGCAAGAGCAGATTGACCGAATGATGTTCCTCCAAGTCCCGTAAATGCCTGTGACTGCTGCATCCGAGCGAGGTTTTGGGTAGTCGCCTGATCAATTGCTGCAAGCGTGTTGTTTCGCCCAACCTCGACAGTTTGGCGAACACCCCTCATTCCCTCTTGGAACTGGTTGGTAATTCCAGAAGATTGCTGGGCGTATGCGTTCTCCAGATCCTTGAAACGCTTGTCGAAATCACCGATGAGTTGTTCGTATCCACCCTTGTACTGGGACAAGTTGGTTGTGCGGTTCTCAAGGAAAGACTTCAGGATCTTGTCTTGCTGCTCCTGCTGGTACTCGCCAAGATCCTGATACTGACCGCCAGCCCATTCCGTCATGGTGCGATATGCACGCGCCTTGGCATCGGCGGCTTGCTTGGCAAGGATTCCGGACGCAATAGCGCCTGTTCCGGCAACCACGCCGCCAACGGCAAGACCAGTACCGATTGCGGCTGCTGCACCAGCGCTGATTCCGACTGCTGCTCCGATGAATGACATTTCAGATCTCCATCTCTAGGGCGTGCGCCACTCGGCCAGAAGTTCGATAATCCACCGTAATCTCACTTCCCGCTGCAATATCACACAACGCTATCATGTCTACATGGTCGCCAATTCCGGTAGCCCGGAATTCTGCGTTCGGCTCATGGGAGTGGTTCGTGAAGCGGCCAGCAACGCACCGCATTTGGTCCCGACGGGCAGGAGCGATGCATTCCCCGGCAGAGATGTCACGGATGGCGACAACGCCAATACCGTGGATCCTAGACTCGGACATGACCATGTTGCGGAAGCACGCCTCGGTCTCGACAAGATCGTCGGTACGACGCATGACGGAATCGATGAATCCTAGCGGCAGACCAAACTCACGCACAAATGTGTTGTAGTCAGATCGAGCCTTGCTAGCCCAGTCAAACTCAATACCGGGTCGGCGAGTTTGAAGGAGATGACTTTCGCTAGTCATTTCATCTTCTGCAACTTCGACCACTTCCGCCTTGGTATGGATGATGGTTGTCCAGTAGGTATCGCGATGGGTGTAACCAACTCGCTTGTACCCCTTGGCTGCGGGAAGAACGTGATACCCAACTAGCCGCTGCATCCCATTGTCTGTCGTGACGCTGATGTCACCAGACATGATGCAAATGTTGTCTAGGTTGGTGAGCGTTCCGGTGACCGCAGTACCAGCAGGAATGAAGATGGTCCGCGCATACATCTCACCATGAATGAGACTTGCGGTTTCCATGTGTACTTGCGGCATCGCCAAGAGCCGTTGCTCAAACTGGCGAATCTTCTCCAACTCATCCTTGGCAATGGCGTGTTCAGACATCGATGACTGTCCTTCGTGGGCCGACAGGCTCTAGGTTCGCGGCGATACGTTCAATCGCAAATGGATACCCAGAGGAAGATAGACGCAGGAACATCGCGTTTGCACGAACGCGACACCGCATCCGGTTGTTTGCTCCCTCTGCCAGATTTCCAAGACTTGTGACCGTCGCGCCTTCAAAGAGGTTGATAGAAATCGAATCAGTCACGGTAGAAAGCGTTGACACGATTCCACCCGATGGGTTGGTAACCGTGTATCGATACTCGCCAACGCTCGGATCTTCTGCGTACTGCCCGTTCACCTGTTGCTGAACAAACAGCGGGAAGTCCTGATAGTCGCCGCTCTGGAATCGGATGTACCACCGAGTAGCGCCACCAATCGATCCACGAACCAATTCGTAGACGCTGTCGTTGTCCTCATAAACACGACGCAGCGGATCAAGGAACGTGTCTTGAGTGGTATATGTTCCTTCAATCGGCGCTGAAAACTGACCATCAAGGTATTCGGTGACGGTCTGTGAAGCACCGCCGCCGTTGTAATCAGGGGACACTTGCGGATCGCTACCAGCGACTCCTGATGGTCCTGACAAATTCGCATTTCCACCGTTTGCGGTGATGGACACCAACGCGGAAATCAATAGCGAGTTGATGTTCTCCGCAATCGCTTCCTGCGCCGTGTCAGCCGATAGCAATTGCGCGAGCGGATTGGTTGCACTCCCCTTCACATTTGTGTCTGGGAGATAAACGTCAGCGCCAAGTTCAATCTGGACTTCGCTACAGAATGCAAGACCGGGTTGCGTTGAAACCATCGGTCCAATCGAAACCCTACTTGGGATCTGCTGGGCGATTGATTGCCCGATGGTTGGATTTCGCTCTACCGGATATCCAGCCGCAACATACCCATCAATTCCAGCAACGACTTTCTGATCGAAGTAGCCGAGCATCCCATCGCTGCTTCCCATCAGGGCAACTTGATTGCGACCATCGGTGGTCAGCATCTGGCAATTGGAATATGCGCCGACAAACGTCGGATCGTACATCTTGAACGGGAAGAAGCCATCAACCTGATCAGAGTAGAACAGATGCGTGCTGCTCGTCGGCTGATCGGTGCGAGTCAGGTAAATCCACAGACCTCGGCGCTCAACATCGTAAACGAGCGATGCGTCGATATCTTCCCACTTCACCTGATCAAAGAACGAATCGAGCCTGCTCAACGAAACCAACTGGCCGCGATCAATATTGAAATCGTTTGGGTTCAGGCGATACAAGCCATCCTGCGCGAGAACGTACACGGTCTTCTCTGGACCATTGCACCACGCACGCGGACCAACAATGCCAACGGTGCGGCTCATCTGCTGGATTGACGCATTGCCAAAGACCGGATCCTGCGTCAGCATGGACATCGACTTCGATCCCGCAAAGATGATGCTGCCCTGACCGAATGGAATCAGCGAGACGATGTTGTCACCCGGCGCTCCCCATTGCCCATCGTTTCCTGCAATTGCATCATCAGCAGTTCCGGTGCTGGCTGACCACTTATCCGGATCTTCAATCGAAGACATGAACCAAACGTTCTCAAGTTGACGAACGCCAGCAAGAACCAATCGCGAACCGAACAAAGCAATCAGCGTCGCGGTATATGTCGTTCCGCTAATGACTTTTTTTACCACATCTTCAGGGCCGTGGGAAGCGTGTTCCCAGTTTGACCATACGGGCGGATTTGCAAATAGATCGACCTTTCGGTAGTTGGTTCCATCGACGAAGTAGCAGTACTGGCCGCGCTGCACACCCTCAACTCGACCAGTCGTATTGAGTGCAGCCGTAGTTACGCTGCTTGGACCAAGCACCTGTTGTGGATCATCACCCGGATCGATGTAATAGATCTTGCCAGCGTTCACCACCAGCACGCGATCCTTGACCACGGGATTTGATGAACCGCTGAATGCCGTGGTGCGAACGAGGCATTGGACCACCGAGTTGGTAGCGAAGCGGTACATCCGGTTGAAGCCCGGACGAGTTCCAAGCCGAATCTTTCGACGGAACGGATCTGCCGGGATCATGTTCAGGATGTCGTGGGTATATCCCTCCGGCACACCGCTGTACGCGGTATCCGCAATCCAACCACGCAAGGGAATGATCGCTTGCGTGTATGGCATCAGGAAATCCTCGTCATAACAACCGTGGCTCTTGGACCACCAGTTGTTCCACTTGGCTGTTCCCACCTAAAAATTGCTTGAGTTTGCGCTCCGCTCATTACATATGGACACGGGTAATCCGAATTATTTTCATCGCCAACCGCTCCTGATGCAACTGCTTTTATGAGTCCACGGCGATACCAAGCGTAGTAATTTCCGGAGTTTGATGCCCAGTTAGTAGCGACAGTAGCAGCAGTATCAGAACCACCATGAATGATCAAAGACTCTCCTGCTTCCAATACAACTCGCGCAAAAACCGGATTGCTTCCAGTTGCTCTAGTGAATGCAATTGGAACTGCATAAAGAACTCCAACTACTAGCGTTGTAACATCAAGATCTTTGTTTACCGTTGATGCCGTGTTGAGTGCCAAATCAGTCCATGCGGTAATTGATGTATTGGGAGCCGTATAAGCAGGAGCAACAAGTCCTAGCATGGTCCTTGCTTGCGCTTGAGTGAGCGCAGACACATCAGTTGCAGTTGCTGTCCCGCTTGGAGTTCCAAGAAATACTGGAACGCTTGATTGAGGCAGTTTTGCAAGCGCAACGCTATTTGCAGTAAGAGAAGCGCCAGACAGACTTGTTGCCGGAAGTGATACCGATCCTGCCGTCACGGTAAGACCACCAGCAGTCACTCCAAGACCGTTACCTACCGTGATTGCACCAGTAGTAGTGAGCGCACCATAAACTTGCGCTCCATTTTCATTGGTGGAAAGGCGAGGACCTTGAGTTCCACCAGTACTGGTTGTGTAAATAGTGACGTTTCCGCCATTACCCGGAGTTCCGTAAACGTACTGTTTGGTATCTGATCCGAAGGAGTATGCACCATCTCCGCTGACAGTAAATGTCCCAGCGGTAGTACGGTTTGAAGTGACAAGGCCGTTGACATCAAGTTGGGTAGCGGGGGAAGTTGTTCCGATTCCAACTTTCCCATTGGAATCAATTCGCATTCGTTCAACGCGCGCATTAGTTTGAAACACAAGAGAATTTGTGTACGCACTAATAATCGTATTTGCCGTTGAAGCGGGAACGCCTTCAATCAAAACAGAATTAGCAGGAACACCAGATGCCGGGACACCTGTTTGTCCAGCAGGAAGAATTTGTGCGTATGCAGTAGAGTTCAAACTCCTAACTTGAATTCCGTCAGCAGTAAGAGACGAAGTGTCAACCTGAAGTCTATTTGCTGGTGAAGTAGTTCCGATGCCAACACGGTTGTTGGTGACATCAAGAGCAAGTAGTGTGTTTGGCGCACCGCTGTTTGCTGCGGTGTAGTACGGAGCCTGATACTTCAGGCTGTTCCACAGAGTCGTTCCGTCGCCAATCTTGATGTTTCGCGTATCGGTCTCATAGCCGATCTCGCCAGCAGCAAGTTGTGGATTTGCTCCCGTCCAAGCGGATGCGGTGTCGCGGCGGATCTGGATCTTGGTTGACATTACTTATGCTCCTCTACGAACGACGGCGGCACGCAGTACCAGCCCTCTGGAATCCTGACCTCATTGTCACCCAACTGCCAGCCGTCAGCGGTCTTGGTGTAGATCTTCCCGCGCACTTCCGGCCCCATTCTGATCGGGCTGGACTCGCTGACCAGCACCGTCCTTGTGCAGCCAGTCGTGAATACGAGCGCCAGCACGGCCAAGAAGACGGCGATCAGAAGGAGCATCTGCACCTTGACCTCGTCCCGCAGCGATCCCCTGCAACCATTGCAACAGGGACATGACGATTGCTCGGACAAAGTCATAGATCATTCCGACTTCTTGTTGTCCTTGGCGAAGATCAGGCCCACGCCAGCCAGCACGGCAGCGGCAAGGGAACCCCAATCCGGAACGGTCACCGGGTTGTTGTCGGTCAGGGCAGTCAGGCAAGCGCCAACAGCCACCAGAATGGCGGCAATGCCAGCACCCGTGGTCTTCCAAGAAGAAGTCTTGATCAGTTCGCTCATTGTTCGTTCCTTTCAAGTTTGGCCTCGATCTTGTCGAGGCGCTTGCTCATGCTCTCTTGATTCGTCACGACTTGCATGAGCAGACGGTCGTGATTGATGTACGCGGGGATAAGCATCCCAAGCAGGGTCAGCGCGATGGCCGCAATGCCAATCCAGTTGGCAGTAGACAGGCTGACCTTGATGTTCGTGTTTTCAATTGTCATTGAACTACCTAGTTAGATTCCTCAAGACGATTGAGGGAAGAACCTTCGGCCAAAGTGTCAGCCTGTTGATATAGAAGCAACGAGATGATGACACCGCTGGAGCAAGTGACATTTCGTTGTAATAAACGCCTGACCCATCTACAACTCCGGTAGTTCCATTGAGCCAGAATGTTGAGTTACCAATTCCATCCGCATCTAAACCAACCGACATTGCAAACTTGCATATCGGTGTTGGAATATCAACATAGAACGAAGAAGGATAGAAGTCTTCTCCGCTAAATGTTGTAATTGTTACAATCGATTGATCTGTAGGAGTTGTTCGCAAAATCTGAAGACTCACAGATGGAGAAAACGCATTTGGAGCCGTGTTGAAATTGAAGATCGAACGATCAATCGTTTGGTTTTGAAATGACAAATTCAGATTGCCAGCGATGGTAAATCCCTGTTTTACATCTATCGCTTTTGTGCCAAGATTATCCGCTTGTGTTGCCGCCTCATTGTCAGCAAGTGCAAGTTGAGCCGGATACAAATCGGCGGTAATGCTTGAAACGTCAATTGACGGACCAAAAACCGTCACGGAATTATTTGCTTCCACCAAGCGAATAGATGGATTGATTGGCCCCATTAGACCCTTGACCCATACGCGAGTCCAATACTGCTGCACAGTAACAGTCGTGAATGTTCCGGTGACACTCAACTGGATGGTCTGTGTATTCGCATCTCCCTTTACCCACACAGAGAAAAACTTCGCTCCAACCTGTGTCAGCGCTCTCGCTTGAGAGAATGTTCCATTCGTCTGACCCGCTGACGTACTGATTGTTACTGCATTTGTTCCGCCAGCAGGATCAGCAATTCCAGTTGCGATGTTGCAATTTGTTCTTGCCCAGTTGTATGTCTGCCCGCTCTGCCCAAATGACGTTGATTGAAATGCGCGATTGGTAACTGCTGGATACATTGGCATACCAAGCAGCGCCTTCGTTGATGGGTCATACTCAAATCGCGGATTGTTCGGCCCAATTTTTGAAAGCAATCCAGCAGAATTGACGTAGTAACCATCCGCTACATTTGTCCCAGTAGGAACAGTTCGCGAATACGCCCATCCGCCAAGGCTTCCGTCGATGGCGTTGAAATCTGCGACCGGAGTTTCGAGAGTCGAAAGCAATTCCATCCGCTCCCGATATGGGCAGAATGAAGCCGACTTGGAAACTCTGTTGCGAGTTCTCATGTCAAAGAGAAGACCAGAAAGCGTTTGCGTAATTCGTTCCAGATGCGGTGGCTGATCGGAAAATCAAACTTACTAGAGCGCATCCGACGGTATCAACGAGGGCGAATGCAGGAGTTTCAAGACCAGAAGTCGGATCTGCGTTGAATACCTTGGCATCTCCGTAATTCACCGCAAGCGTCTGCGTCTGGGTGAAACTGGTCGCTGCCGTGGATGGAGTGGCAAGCGAAAATGTCGCAGCGGCAGATGGAGTGATGGTGAAATCGGCAATCAGATGCGGCACATACAGACGGGTATTACCTTCCGAAACGATGTTCCATCCAACCATGCGTGCCGCCAGCCCGGTATAGAGATTTCCGCCCGTAGAAACGGTCTGGAATGGAATGATCTTCATCAGCGTCATTCCCTCGGTGTGCCACACAAGTTGGCTTCCCGTGGTGGTCGGGGCCGTGGTAGTCGGGACGCGAGCAGTATTGCTGGTGGAAATGGTCGCGTGAGTAGCAGCAGCAACCTGAAGATCACGAATGACCGTCTTCTGTTGCGTCAGAGAATGCGCTGTTCCATAGAAGTCCTGCTGTGCCACTCGATTACCACTCCTGAAGCGGGATCCGCTTCCACTTGTTGTCGGAAACACACACGAAGATGTAGTCAGATCCAATCACGATGTCGCCGCGCTTACCAGTTTGCGATGACGAACGAATGTCTGCGCCACTAGTAACCGTAAGTCTGGAGATGATGGCATTTCCGGAGATATGAACCTCATCGTTGACCATGCTCACTCGATCAACACCGTCAAGACTGATCGACATCCGAGCAGATCCGCTGATTGACTGATCAGAAATGATGACAGATCCGACATTCACCGAGTCAGCGATGACTTGATCAACATCAATTGTGCCAGAAACGATGTCCGACGCAAGATGCTGATGCTGCATCATTGCCTTGGAATCGAGTTGCTGCTTCAGCGTGTCGATATCGGCAATCCCGTGCTGATGAGACGATTCTGCCTTCTGGTTCAGGGCTGATTCCAGTCCAGAAACGTCGTACATGGCGTGCAGATGCGCCCGATTCGCAGCCCCAATCGTTGCCGCATTGATGCGAGACCAACGGCATTCGTATGGAGAAGATCCGAGTTTGACAAGAACCTCCCCTTCCTCGCCGTTGCTGGGAATTCCGACTCCATTTTCGCCGTCCTTGCCCGAACGACCATCAGCACCAGTTGCGCCAGTTGCACCACCAGCAGCGATCAGGGTCCACGACGAAGACGCGGTAGGAAATTCTCCGATGGTCATCTTTCTGCACGCATAGGAACTGCCACCAACGGTGACAACGTCTCCTACGACGTACATGAGTTGATCTGAATACTGTCCCTTGTAGTTCATGGTCAGTTCGGATTCTGGACGTAGCCATAGTCAGGCCGTGTCCAATTGACGGAAGTTGGAGAACGCGACGGTCTCATGCGACCAAGATCACGCTGGAGCAGCCCATCCTTGGTGCTGGCAGTCGAAAGAATCGGACCAGCATCAATTTCCTGAAGACGGCCAGTCAGACCTTCGTCTTCATACGCCTGCGCGAATGCTCGGCAATATGCGATGAACAAGGCATCGCAATACTTGGGAATCTGAATTTCCCAAGAATCGGCAGCGCTGTCAGCAATCACCACCCACTTGGCTCGATACCGAATTGCGATGGCTTCAGTCACGTTCGCGGTGGGAGTTGGAAATACATCCAGACGAACAGCGGGGAGAGAACTCCCATCATTCGGCGCTGATCGAGTGAACACGGCGTGCGTGATGCCGGGTCCAGTCATGGTGATGCCCAGACGGCGCAACTGTTCCATGTGGTCAGGAGTAACCATCTCGATCAGATATCCAAGAGTCTGCAAAGAGATGATCGAAAGGATCTCCTCGACATCGCTTGGCAAATCGATGTACGACTGGTTGGCCGTCATCGATAGAACCTTGCCAGTCCTCTCGCGGAATCGCCACGGACGAGAGAACAGATATTGCCCTGCCTGATTCACGATCTCGGCGAGGCGCTGATTGCGTGTCTGTCCGGGAGCCAGCGACGGATATCCGCCGACGGCAAGGACAGCATGATTCTTTGCTTCAGCGAAAGTTGGCATGGAAATCCGCTTGGGGGGTTTCCCCCCCAAGCGGTGAGTGTTGAATCAATCAGGCAACATCAGCCGGACGGCCATCGAGAGGACCGTTGAACATCAAGACGTTGATGGTTGCCGTCGTGTTGACTGCAATTGCTTCCAGAGCAATGGCAACGGCAGTATCGGGAGCCGTTCCACCAGCAGTACCACCCTGACTGGCAAGCCGACCAGCGGTGTCGGACAGGCACAACTTATCGCCAATCGCAATTGCGCCAGTAGAAGCACCAGCAACGACAACGGCCCTTGCAATGCCGCCAAACTGGACAAGAACTTCAGTTCCAGAAGCGCCATTTGCGCTTCCGAGACCAACAACAACGCCCATGTATCCGTGATTCTGCGTGCTAGCGCCTTCACCGTCGGCGAGAACAACACAAGAGAACATGGAATTGCGAAGATTAGTGATGCTCTGCGGATCACTAGATGCCGGGGGGTAAACAACATTCGTGTGGGCAAACGAATTCATCACAGTATCGCCAATTGCAAGAGCGGCGCTGTGCTTGTTGATCATGGCGGCAACATGGCCGTGAGGCTGGATGCCAATCGGACCAGACGTAGGAGCGAGAATCATGTGTTGATTCCTTTCTTTGGGGAGATTGGTGGCCGGGTTTCCCCGGCCACCAACTCAATCAGGGCGTGTAGTTCAGCGGGGCAACGATGCCGTGACGCTGACGGGAATTGCAGAACAGGTTCCACCAGCAATCGACCACCTGAACGTAGGTGAACGGCTGGTTCGGGTGCTTCATCACTTCGTGCTTGCTGAAGTAGCGGCGCGAGTGATAGATCGGGGTCAGGTAGTTGCCGTTGACCCAGTAGTAACGAGCGCCAGCGTCAGTTGAGGTTGCTTCGGTGTAACCCGTGGTGGTGCTTGCATTGCCCGACAGAACGCCCGTAGTGTTCGTACGGGTCACGCCACCGGGGAAAATCGCAGCATCATCAAGGTTGGCGCAGTACATCAGTTCAATGCCGCTAAACGTCGGATTGGCGTAAGCAGCATCCTGATAACTGACCAGCGTATCGTTCGCAGCGCGAAGGAAACGCTTGTACTGGTTGATTCCAAGACGCGAAGCGAGGATCATCTGACGGTTCAGTTCAGCCCGTTCAAAGTATTCCTGCTTCGTGCTGGGCGGGGTGAAAGAACACTTCAGCCACATTTCGTCGAAAGCGGTAATGAGACCGCCAGTCGGGGCGCTATAGCGATAAGTGCTGGTGTTGTCCTTGACGTTGTCAATACCAGTCTTGACAGTACGGGCAGTATTTCCGTCAGAAGCCACGTTGTAGTACGAAATCTGGTTCGTCCAACGGTTCTCGCCAGTAGTAGTCGTTCCGGTGGAATTGAGACCAAGGTTCATCACGCTCGACCAGCCAAGCGGAGCGCCACCACGAACGCCGTAGGCGTTGTTGAAGTCCGGGACTTCCGTGATGAAGCACGGCAGGGAGTACGGAAGCGAACCGCCGCCGTTCTCCATATTGTTGCTGTTGTTGAACGTGCTGGCCCACAGGTCATTCTCAAAGCCGTTCAGGAGGCTGGTCCACAGACGCTGCTCCTTCTGGCGCTTGAGGCGCTTGTACTGGCTCTTGACGTAATCGCGACCAGCGCCTTCACCGCTGTTCAGTTCGACTTCGTGGTCCGTCCACGCCATGTGGTCGATGCTGAAGCGCCACGGACACTTGATCGTGGACAGAACCTGTGCGTTCCGCCAGTTGAAAGTGTCGTTCGGAAGGTAGTGATCGTAGGTGCTGCTGTCATTGAACATGACAACGTCACGGATCTCATTACCACCCTGAACGGTTGCTTCCGAAGTCTTGTCCTTCAGGAGGCGCGAGAAGGCGTAGGTGTTCTTGACTGCTTCGTTGATGACTGCATCTGCGCTGGTCAGGTAGGTAGGACCAGTAGATGCCATGAAGTCATTGAACGTCTGAATGGGTTGTCCCATGACTAACTCACTTTCTGATTAGCCGCATGGCTTCGTCGCGAGACTTTCCGTCCATGAGTGCATCGAGGATCGCGTCTTCCGAATCAGCGGGAGTGCGTGGGCGCTCGTTGCGCGACACGCTACGAACAGCGGTTGGCTGTCCGATCTTCCGTGCGTCGGACTTCACGACCTTCTTGCCAGCAAGGTTGGTGTAAGCCTCCTCGGCGAGGTGCATGACGGTCTTGTAGGTTCCGGGATTAGCCGTTCCAAGTCGATTCATTTCCGCAATCACAGCGTCCCGTTCCGGTGATCGTTCACCGTATTGCGAACGGAAATAGGAATCTGCGGCATCGACCTGAATCAGCAACGATTGCTCCGCAGCAGCAGACTGCTGCTTGCGAAGTTCGGCGAGTTCGGCACGCATCTCCTTGAGAGGCTTTGCCGCATCTGCGCCAAGCAGTTCCTCGACTTCAGCAAACGGGTCTTCCTGCTGGTCTGATTCCGTATTTGAAGACTCGGGTTCGACATCGACTTCGACATCGTCCGATTCATCGGAAGAATCGTCCTGCGGCTCCGGCTTTGCCTTGCCATTCAACTGCTTCTCAAGATCAGCCATCTTCTTCCCGAATCCATCGACATCCTTCTGACGCTTGGAAGCCTTGTCGGCCCACATCTTCAGGGTGTCTTCGGAAACGGTTGCGAGGATCTCGTCAGGAACCCCATCGCGCTTGAGAATCGCGACGGCCTTCTCGCGTTCCTTCGATGAAGGAACGGGCTTCTCCGACTTTGCAGGAACGGATTCCTCTTCGGAATCGTCCGCGAAAAGCCGATCAAGGATATCGTCATCCGCATCACGCGGAGAGTCTTCCTTGACATCAGGTGCGACAGCATCGGTCTGTTCGACCTCTGCGATTTCATCGTTGGTCTGGGGTTCACTCATTGGTGTCCTAGTCCTTTTCGTACCCGTGCTTCGCCATTACATTCCGTTCATGGCGCTTTGACATGATGACGGGCTTTCCATTCTTGTCCGTCTTGCATCCATCGAGGTTACGAGGGAGTGCTTGCGAGACATATGGATACTGCGACCTGTTCGTTCCGGGATCGACCTGATAGTCGTTCACGACACGGACCAGTTGCTTCCCGTCAACTTCAACGGTTGCTCCAATCGAAGGTGCGTCTTTCATTGCGAACCAGAGTTCGACAGACTCACCCGTGGACTCGTTGATAAAAGAGTAACTTGGCATTGAGTTCAAGCCTTGCTTCGTGCGAGGATTTGTGCGAGGGCATTCTCTCCACCGGGTGGTGCTTGTCCTGCACCCTGCTGCATCTGTGCGATCTTCTGCTTGTCGATCAGATCGGCGAAGTTTGGGATGTTGAGCGAGTCTCCGACCAAGGACATGACCTCGTCCCACTTCACATGGGGCGCTGCGATCACTTGACCAGCAAGAGACGCGATGATCTGAAGCATCTCCATCGAGCGCTTCTGAAGCACGATGTCGCTCACGCGCTCCATGCTCATGGCCTCGATGTCGATGTCGAGATCGTCGAACACGCCCACCATTGCGCTGGCGCTGAAGATCGGCTCCGGCTCTCCCATGATTTCAGCGCCATCTTCCCCAAGCGGGAAGACAACCTTGCGATCATGGAACAGATACCAAGCGACGTTCTTCATCACCTCGTTGACGCACTCCTGAAACTGCCGCTTGATGTGCGCCATCCGCATACCGGATGAACTTTCAGCCACGCTGATCTCGGTTGCAGTCGCCTGCCCGGTGATGTTTCCGCGCATTGCGTCGTGAATGCCCGAAACACGGTCAAGCCTGTCCTGCGCCATCGACGAGTACTGGACTTGCTGCGGGGTGATGCCGCCGATCTCAATCGGAACGACTTGCGTCGGATCGATTCCATCAGCAAGCACGACATACAGGTCATCGCGGTCGCGAATGTCCTGCGCCATCTTCGCATTGCGGCTGTCCACGGCGATCAGGCGCTTGTAAGCGCTGGCGCTGTACCGCATGGAACGCAGATGGTTGTTGACATCGTCGATCTGCGGCACGATTGCCACGATTGGAGACAGCGGATACGGGTCATCGGGAACCGTGTACACGCCAAATACCGTGTACGGCCCGGTGCGTGGGCCGTAGTACGGTCTAGGCTTGCGGACAAACCCCGAATCGGTGGTCTTGCCGTCAGCGCTCTGTCCCTTCAGCATCGTGTAGATGGTTCCGCTGAAGATCTGAAGGCCAGTTGCCTCGTCGATCTCCTCGATTGCCTCATCGACAACCTCGGGGACGAACACTTCGTACACGACCATCTCCTTGCGGTCGGGAACGTCGCGCTTGCCCGGGTACTGATCTCGGATCTCATCGATGCCGCTGTTGTCGGCGACACGATTGATGACCTCGGAATCCCAGCCATCCTCGCGCTCGGCCTGTGCAAGCAGATCATCGCGGTCGATGACCCAGCAATGACCCATGTATCGAGCGTCCTCGACGTTCGTCGCAGCCGGATCCATGAAGAAGCGATCCGGACTGATGCGATACAGGCGCGGAAGGTACGGCTCATTCTCGTCGAACGTCCTGTACCCCTTGCGAGGCTCGTTCACGACCATCGCAACACCGAATCCGAGCAACATATCCGTGGTGATCCGCTCCAAGGTGGTACGCACCTTGGTCATCTTGCACCACCGATTGATGCCAGTCTCAAGGATCCCAGCAGTCATCGACTGCGACACCGGGCGAGCGGTCTTGATCCGAACCTTCGGAGAGTCATGCACGATGCGCGGAAGCAGCAGCGCGATGTACTCATGGACGAAGTTCTCCGGATCATCGTTCTGCGTGTCGATTGCTCGATACGCGGGACCGTGGAACCGCTCGATCAGCCTTCGCCATTCAGTCAGGTGCTGGTCGCGGAAGTCTTCCGCAGCCTCCAGTTCCCGTCGCAGCGATTGGAGATCCAGTTTGAGCATGGTCAGCGACCCGGCTTTCCGTTCTTGACTCCGCGACCCTTCGCGCCGCCCATTCCGCCACCGAACCCACCGCCCATAGCGCCGCCTGATCCGCGACGATCAGTTGCGGTTCCCTTTGGTCGGGAAGTGGGGGATGGACTTGAGACCTTGTTCTTTGCCATTGATCGGT